GAGTTGGCTGTTGTTGGCTAATATTGATTTAGTAGAAGGTGTTTCTGCTTCATTAACAGGAGACAAAAGTAGTTGGGTCGCACATAATGCAACTGATATATATGCAGACGTAGAGTTAACAAGCATGAACTTTGACACCTTTGAAAGTATTAATGGGTATTCCCCGGAAATTAGTTCTAATAGCATAGGCCGTTTAGGAGAGGGTTGGAGAACTGGCATTATAGCTAATAGAAGAGCCTTTGTTGCCAATGTAAAAATAAAAAATACATACGATGAGAATATTACAGCGTATGGAGACAGGATCATGTTTAGCCTGCCGAATAGATTTGACACGTTTCCATCTTTTAATTTTATAGATGTAGTAAAAGGAGATGCGGAGGCCTATTTAAAACTACACTCTTTTGCAGACAGATTGGTTGCTCTTAAACATAATTCTGTTCAGATAATAAATGTATCCTCTCCAAGCGAATCTGGCTGGTTTCTAGAAGAGGATATTAAGAACAATGGGGTCAACCATCCCTCGGCATCTTTTCGCTCGAATAAAGGCATATTATGGGCCAATAACAAGGGTTTATTTATATATACAGGTTCACAAATAGGCAATCTTATAGACAATAAAATAGATCAATCTGAATGGTCTTCCTTTATGACAAACTTTTCAATAGTAGGTTATGATGGGAATGCAGATATGGCAATAGTAATTAGAGATTCAGAGCACTCAGGAGCTACTCAAGGAGATGCTTATATATATGATTTTAAAACAAATGCTTGGTCTTTTCATTCAGATTTGTTAACAGCCAGTGCAGGAAAGTACACTAACTTTGCTACAGATTTTAACGGAGATCTAATTATTGGAATTAAAAACTCAAGCAATATAGATATTAAAAAGTTTAATTATACTAATGTTTCAGCAGTTCCCGCAGATGAAGCATATTTTACTACTAAAGACTTTGACTTTGGATTTCCAAGTTTAGAAAAAAAGATATACGCTATAACCGTTACATATAAAAGTGATACGGCCCGATTAAATCCAATATCTTTTGCGTTGGATGGCTCTACTTCTTTTACAGATGCTACTGGAAACTTTTCAAACACCTCTAGCTGGAAAAGGCTACGGGCAACTATATCCTCTCCTCAATCCTGTCAATCTGTTAGGGTTAGAGTTAAAAACAGTACATTCGCTACCGTTTCTGGCGATGACGGGATACAGATCAATGATATTAGTGTAGAGTACAGACTCATTAATAAGAGTCGGGTAGCTACAGATTAATAATATGTCTTTATTAGATAGAAAAATTAGAAGAGTTCAAAACAGCAAAGGGAATGCTATATCGGAAGGTAGTAGTAAAGCCGCTATGTCTCATCACCCCGCTAAAAATAATATGTCTGATGGTGAGCAGGTATTTGCATTGTTAAGCAATAGAACTCTTGCTTTGTTTAAAAAATTAAATGGAATGCTTTATAAAGTAAATTTATCGCACGATGGAAATCAAATAGTCGATGATAAATTAACTGCTAGGAGAATAGAATATATTAACGAGTTTACTGATTATAGAGTCTTTATACATAATTTTCAAGACGATCTTCCCGGCTCTGAGGTTTTTTTACCCTTTTCATCTCCCAATGAAACTACAACGTTATTAGAAGAGCAGTCAGCGTATTTAACACCATTTAAAATGACATGTTCTAAAATAATATTTAGGCCAGAAGCATTGAATACCAATGCTACTGATATAGTATTTAAGATTAAAAAGGTTGACAATGGGGACACAACAGTAGATACAGTAGCTACCTTTGATTTTCAAACAACTTTTACAAACAATACAAATCATATAATCACAGAATCAGATTGGGACAACATTCCCACTGTAGATGCTGGAGTTGTGGTAGGGATAAGTATTACTCCTGATGACACAAACATTACTACATCAGAAACAGAATTTGCTATAAGTTCTGTTTGGAGGACAGAGATTAAAGTATAATGCAGTTTGTCTATAGAAAAGTCATAAAATATTTATTAAATTCAAAGGAATTATATCATGCTTAACCATTCTAACAAATCTAAAGGTTTTCTCCCTGTTAAGTCCGGCCCTAACCTATCTGGGTTTGATATGGGTAATTCTAACAGTTTGATGGGGATGATGCAGACTGGAGGACAGGCCACTGCTGGTGGAGCGGCTCTTGCAAGGGCTGTTCAACGTCAAGGAGATATAAAAAGACTGGAGGAAGCTCAAAGAGCAGAGGCTAAAAGACAAAAGAAAGGTGGTTTATTTGGTAGTATCGGTGGAATAGCTGGGGGCCTTTTAGGTGCGGCATTAGCACCAGTAACGGGTGGTGCCAGCCTAGCATTAGTATCCGGTCTTGGAACTGCTTTAGGTCGGGGGGTCGGAGAAAGGCTAGGTGCAGGTAAGTCAAGAAGCGTTGACAGGACTGGTACTGTATTTGGACAGCAATCATTTCGAGATGTTGAAGAAGCAAGTCGTGACTTTACAAGGGGTATAGGTGAAAGAGCACTGGTTTCTGGATTAAAAGCGGCCGCTACAGCAGGTCTTGCTCCGGGTGGTGGTATTTATGGAAAGGTTGCTGGTAAGCTAAGACCACAAGATGTAATAAGTGTATCTCAAACAGCATTACCAACGGCTTCCCAAGCGGCCTTAGAGGCAGGGCAAAAAATGGGTGCTGAAGGAGCTGGTCTTGTTTTTGGCAGGGGAGATGCATATAGTGGATTAAGGTTAACAGCACCGCCTCAGCTATCACCAGTATCCGCCACTGGCACAGATTTATCTCAAGTCGCATTCTTTGACCCAGCTACAGATGCTATTTCAAAAAAATTAGATATTGGCACCGTAATACCTGAGAATATTCCGGGTGCAGAAATGTTAGGAGATCAAGCATTAGATTCTTCTTTTAATCAATTAGATGATTTTTCAAGCATGGTCATGCAACCAACAGAAGATGCATATCAAGCAAGTTTAGCAAATGCGATATCTCTAGGTGAGAAAAATTCATTGTTAGATGCGGCTCGAACAGCACAGCAGGCAGAGGCAACTGCGAGGGAGGCAAGTAGGTCAGCAGGTTCGCTAATAGGATACTTAAGAAGGCAAGACCTAGGCCCACTTGCAGACTTCTCAATCAGAAGGGACTCAGGCTCATTTACTAATCCTTTACTCACTGATGCTGTAAGTCCATATTTTAATTTACCAATGTCACCTAGAAGGTCTCCTTCTGTGGACGTTGGCCCACTTTCAGTTTACGGTTCACCTACATTTGGCATGCAAGATGGTGGCCTTCTTGGTATGCAGACTGGTGGGTTTACAGCAGAGTCTATATTAGAGTCTGAGGGTCTCGACCCTACAAGTGCTCAGTTAAAGCTATTCCAAGCGTTTGACCCCACTGGGTTGCAAAGCACTGCTGATACATTAAGGCAACAACAAGTCTCTGCTGGACAACAGTCTATGCAACAACAAGCCGGGTCTGGATTTGCGGGTGCTGGTGGTGTAGAGCAAACTCAGTCAGCTATATCGAAAGCTGGTCAAAGGGCATTTGATACGGCAGTTTCGCAAGAGCAGGCAAGATTTGCTTCTCAAACATTAGGGACTGCGGCTGACCTTGTAGCTGGTGGTGCAGAATTTTCCAATATAATTAACCCTACAACTTTTGATAATATAGAAAATGTTGATTTAAGCACGTATCAGGGAGATACGATAATCGTAGATGGCGTTACAATGGTCTGGACTCCGTTCCTTCCCCCTCTTACCGGTGGAATCTATCAACCACAAGATTAGGAGTTGTAGATGCCCGGACATACTAGAAGTATATACAGTAGAAGACAGAGGTTAGGCCCTGCTAGGTTTGATAACCCACTTGCAGACTTTTTAGACAGGTTGCCTGATTATTTTGATCAGTATCAACAAAATCAATTAGTGCTTGAAAGACAAAAGCTACAAACTAAAAGATATGAGGATGCACAGAAACAGCAAGAATTTACAAATGAATTAAACTTAATTAAGCTTTTGCCTGAAGAAGCCCAAGCTGATGCATTTGCTACTTCTAAAATACCAAGAGTTAAGTTTGCTGGTATTCAATTACAAGGAGCTAAACAAGCATTTACAGATAGATTAAATTCAATTTACACAGAAAATGTTGGAGACCCTTCTGCGATAAAAACAGGATTGGAGAATTTGCTATCAGAACCTGATATTATAAATAATTCGTCTTATGTTCAAAAAGTACAAGACAGAATAAAAATAGAAAATCCAAAAGTTGCCAAGCAACAAGTGAATAGTTGGGCAACAGATAATCAAAACAACCCAAGGGTTAATGAAATAGTTGCTATGGCTAAGCTAGACCCAGAAAAAGCATTGGGCCTTATTGTCCCTCAGAGAACATCTATATCTACAAGTCAAAAACAGGTGTACAACCCCACCACTAAAGAATATGGCTATGCGACAGATGAAGAAATTGCCAAAGCAAAACAAACAGATACGACAGAAGATGATGTCATTCCAATATCTGGTGCTCCTAGAATGGGTGGAAGAGGAAGCACTATGAGCCTTACACAAGTAAACAAAGCAATTTCAGACGTGACCAAAGCCTTGAGTCCAAGACAAAGACAGCGGGCGGGCTATCCTGCATTAACTGAAGAACAGGAAGCTACGCTAAAATCAAGGCTACAATCGTTTGAGCGTGAAAGAGACAACCTTTTTAATGTAAATATTGCACCAAGGCAAAACGAACCTATTGAAATTGACTACTAATGCCACTAGAATCACTTCAAAAATTATATGATGGAGTAACCTCCCAGAAAGTAAAAATAGGTGACTTCGACACCTTTAAAACAAAAATGCAAAACCCTGAATCTAGACGTAAGTTTTACGATCAAGTTTCTGCATTAAATATAAAGCTAGGTGAATACGAAACATTTGAAGCGAAGGTAAGTACATCTGCACCTGCTATAAACCCTCAAGATGTTTTTATTGATCCCGATGAGCCATTGATTGAAGGTGTTAATTTTAAACAAACTATATACGACTCTGTAAAGCAACAAGAAAACAGCATTGCTAAAAACAATCCTTATGGTGTTAACCTACCTAGAAAACAAGAGAATATAGATAAAATAAGAGGCATGGGTGGAAGGGTAATGGAAGGAAGTAACACGTTGCTTGAATTTGATAGCCTTGATAACGGAATAAAAGTTGGAGAAGATATTATTGATAATATTCTTGATGTTTCTAAAAATGATCCTGCCACTTTTTATTCTAATTATTCAGGATTGCCAAAAGACAGCCCTGAAGTAAAGTCTTTTTTACAAATATACAATCAAAAAATTAAGGGTAGCCAACCTAAAGAAGAGACCAATTTAGAAAAGGTTATAAAAGCTTTAAGTCAAAGCAAAGATAATCCACAGTATATAATGAAAGCATCTTCTTCTCCTGATCCTGTAAAAGCTTTAGTTGATAACCTTCCAAAAACTGTAATGGGGATACCTACATCTGAAATTTTAGGAGATCAAAGACAAGGCATTTCTCCAGACGGCGTTTCTAATAAAAAAGCACAAGAAGAATTAGACAAAAGAAGAAGAGAACTAGGGCTTCCATTTAAACCTACAGAAGAAGATTTTCAAAGACAGTATAATAATAAGCTCTTTCTTAGAGAAGTCGCAAAGCTACAAAAAAAGGGACTAACCAAACGTGATGCCTACAGAAAGGCCTCTGTAAATATGGGTGGAACCCCTCCAAGTGTTATAGACCTTGCAATGGAGAAATCTATTACAGGTGCGGCTTTTAGAATTGCTGGTTTAGAGCAAACAACAATGCTAGATGAATACCCCCCGAACCAACTTGAAGAAATTGTATCTGGCGTGTTTTCAATGGTTATGCCTTTAGATGCGGCCCTTTTTAAAGGTGGTGGTAGTTTAGGTAAAATAAAAAAAGTCGGTCAAGCCGCAGAGAAGTCTGCTATGTTATTGGCTAAAACTACAAAAATGCCATTAAGAACTGCTCGTGTTTACATGAAAAGCATTATTCCAAGGGTTACTGGAGGTGCAGGTGGATTTACCGCTTTTGATTCCGGTAGAAGCATTGTTGACCAAATAGAATTTACTGGAACAGTTGATCCGATTGAAGTTGCAGAGCATGCAATGAAAGGCTTTATCACTGGTGGCTCTGTTGGATTTCTTGGTGGAGCTGGTTCATTTGCTGGAAAAAAATTACAGAAAGTGGTAGGAGCCCCTGTTTCCAAGCAAGCTACAGCAAAAGAAACTTTAGGATTTGTTGGTGAGGTTTTTGGGCTTGGCAAGGTTCCGGCCTTACTAGAGGGTAAAGAAGCAACCAAAGAAGATTATCTAAATGCGGCTCAAATGATAGTGGGATTAAAGCTTTTAAAGCACATGGAGCCAAAAGCAGGAACTGCACTAAGAAGTAATGTTGCTACTGAAATAGAAAGAATTGTAACAGAAACAGGAAAGCCTTTAGACGTTGTTGCAAATGAAGTAGTAGGTCGTTCTTTAAGAACGGCTATGGAACTTGCGATGGAGGGTAAAACACCTGAAAAATCGGTTAGGAAACAGATTACAGAATATGAAGTTACTGAGGGGACAAAAGATCCTTCACAAATGAGGCAAACAGCAGAGCAATTACGAAAACAGGGTTTAGAGTCAACCGCCGAATCTGTTGAACAAACAAGATTACAAGAAGCTTTAGTTTCTTTAAGACAAACGGCAGAAGGTAAAAGAGAAGGGGTCACAGCAGAACAATCAGAGGTTTTAGCTACTGAGCAACCAAATATATTAACGACTATTGAGTCTTTAAAAAGACAAGGTTTTTCTCAAGTAGAAGCAGAGCAAAGAGCCAAAACAGTATTAAGGGATTCCGGAGTAAAAACAGAAACAGAAACCCCAGTAATAATAAATGAAAGAGTTCAATTAGAATCACAGATTAAAAGACTATCAGAAAAAATGAGTGATTTTGAAAAATCTGGAACTGAACAAAGAATACTAGACAATCTTCAAATTGAAATAGATGCAAAAGTTGCAAGACTTAATGAGTTTGACGGTGTAACAGAAAGGACTATTAATGAATTATATTTTCCTGAAAAACCATTAAGGCCAAAGAAAACTGGCCCTACTTCTGGTAACGAGCCGGTAAGTAAAGAGCGTGTAGGGGAGATTGTTAACTTTAGAAGGCAATCTTTCAAAGAAAGAACAGAGGCGTTAGAATCACAATTAAAAGAAAGAGATATAGCCGAGCAACAAAGACTTGACAAAACACTTCAAGAGAGAGATATATTTAATCGTCCCTTTGAGTCAAATCCTATGCTTGAGGTTCCTTTGCATCCGGCAGATGCAGGCAGAAGAGCAGTGGCAGAAATACAAGCAATAGAAACGGCACCACTTACCCCTAAAACAAGACCTACTGGCCCGACAGTTAAAAAGAAAAAACTAACCGGATTAGACTCGAAAGGCAACGCTAAAGACCACGATATAAAAACTGGTGATCAGGTATATGTAAATGAATCTGGTTATCTTGGGACTGTTAAAGGATTTAAGCGTGGAAAAAATTCTAATATAGTGACCATTGAAAATGAAAGAGGAAGAGAAAATTTAACAGATAGAAACCTATTTACCCCTAAAAAAGTATATGAGGAACGAGTTAATAGGAGAAATACAAAACCAGTATCTGAGCTACAAGGTCAAAAGAGAGTACAAGGATTTTTATTGCAAAAAGAATTTTCTGATTTTGATGCTACTTTAAAAGCTAATCAGGCAAGGTTAAATAATCCAAATTTAACAGAGACTGAAATAATAAGAACGGAAAAGTCTATTCAAAGATTAAATGAGTTGAAAAGAGATACTCAGGATCGTGCTCGGTCACAAGGCATTGAATTGCAAGCGTTTATGGGCATACCTAGTCTAAGACAATTAAGACAGTTGTTTGGGTCGGAAAGGTCAAGACCTAGAACGTTAAGAGATGTTGAGTTAGACAGATTGTATAATAATGCAATGCAAAGACTTGATAAAGAAGCACCTAAAGAAGAAGTGCAGATTGTTAAAAGTAAATCTGAGCAACCCGTTAAAGAAAGAAGTGATGTTTCAAAAGCTTTTAGTTGGTTTTCTGGTGATATGGTTCAGCGTGTAAGGGATATGGGAACCGAAACATCTCAGAGGGCGGCTGATTTAGCAAGAAAGTCAATAGACACTGAAAAGAAAGTTTATGGAGAAATAACACAAGAGCTAGACATTGTTTTAAAATCAGCGGGTAGTCCATTTTTTACACAAAAAGGAAGGGCAATTAAAGAACTTCAAAAGTTTGTAGATTTAACAATAGACGGAAAGGAAGTTAAAATGTCTCGCTTGCACGCCGCAATAGAGGGAAAGATACAAGTTAGCGGTAAAGAGATAGAAATAGTTAATGAGTTTAAAGACCTTATTGAAAAAAGAGGTTTAATATTTGAAAAAAATAATATAATGCAAGAAGGCCCAGACGGAGAGGTAAGACCATTTAAAGTTATGGGTAGAAACATAGCACCTAGAATTATGACAGGTGATTTTTATAGAATACTAGAACGTGGTGAATCAAGTTCTGATTTTAAAAAATTGGTTAAAAAATTTGAAGATGCTACAGGTCAATCAGAACAATCCGTTAAAGAGTATTTTGCAGAGCTTTCTCAAAATATAAAAGGGTCAGATTTTGTAGGGAATCAACTACCGACTAGAACAACTCAGGCAGAACACAGTCGTAAATGGAAAAACATACCACATGCTATTAAAATAGGTAATGATGTTGTTCCTTTGGTTGAATATCGTCCTTATGAATATGCTAAAAGATTAGCAGAGACTGGAGCAAGTCGTGTTGGAGTTGCAACAACCTTTGGTCAAGAGATAGCCGGAACAAGTATTATTAATGAGATGAAAACTCAAATATCGAGAGAGGGCGGTGATCCTATTGTGTTTCACGAGTTAATTAGGTCGTTAAGTAGTACACCCGTTGAGCCTTCTTTTAGGCAGTCAGGAATAGGGACTACTGGATATGCAAGTAGAATAACAAGAGGTTTGAATACATCATTAAATATTTTAAAAACAACTACGTTGTCTCAGTCTATATTTCCAAATATAACAGAACCTCTTGGTAACATTAGAAAGCATGTAGGGATGCCTACATTAGCAAAAAGCATTTTTAAATTAACAACTAGCCCAAAAGCCATTCAGTCAGCCTTGGAAGCAAAAGGTGCCATAACAGTAGATATTGCCAATTTGTCTATTGATCCTCAAAGGCCATTGGAATCTTTGGGAAGGGGAACGGAAAATATTTTAAGAAGAGGGTTTGGATTTCACTACATTAACGAATTTCAAGAAGTATTAGCGGCAGAAAGCTACAGGCAAAAGACTGAGAGATTTAAAAAAGGAAAAGGTAAAAGTAAGGACATTCAGTTGTTACGAGAGATGGATTATTCTGAGGCAGATGCGATACTTATGGTTTCTGGAAAAGCACCGCAACAAATGTATGATGCCATCATAAGGCGTGCTTCGGCATATATGACTGGAGGTGCCCAAAGAAAAGGTGAGCAGTCTCGGATAGAGCATAGTAGGTGGTATAACAGCTTAACAGCTTTCCAAACTTATGCAAATATGAAAAACAGATCCTTAATGAGTGCGGCCAGACTATCTATCAAATCTGGTGCTAAAGAGGCTTGGCAGGAAGGAAATCATAAAAAGTTTACAGATGCTAGTAGATTGGCACTGAGCGAGGTTTTAGGAACTGCTGTAGCTGGTATGACAACACAATTTATATTAGCAGGTGTCTATGGCGGTGGAGATAATATGAAAATTAAGTGGAATGAAGTTGTCGAAAATCCTTGGGAGTTTTTATTTGAGTCGTATGCGTACTCTGCTGTTGGTGGCGTTATGGGGTCAATAATTCAATCAACTGTTGATGGTAAGCTTAAAGATAATTTTTTAGAACTGTCTTACCCTGTTTCCGTTGTGTTAGAAATAGAAAAGGCAGTAAATGAAAAAGGCAAGTATAGCTACCTCGAAGGAATGGACAAAGCCATTGAAGTTGCTAAAAGATATTTCCCAGCCAATAAAGCATATAATACCTTATTGGTGGCTACTGGATTTGGAAATGAACAATCTCAAAAAGACGAAAATGCCATCAGGGCTTACTACAGATGGAGATTTAAGAATAAATATGGTGGATCATATACAGGTAATTTAGACGAAGAACAAAAAACTTTTCGTATAAATATGAAAAAAGCATACGAATCATTAAAAAATCAGGAAGAATATACCGCAGTAGACGATCATGTTATAAGAGCGTTAAAACTAACTGGCCGAGACGATAAGAGTGCTCTTAGTTCTATACTTGGAAAAAGATTACTCACAAAATCTAAAATTGCACCGGGAAAAAGTGAAGAAGTTTATGAAGAAAGAATAGATGAACTTATAAGAACTATTGGTGAAGAAGCATATCAAAGACTAGAACTCCATGATAAGCTATTAAAAGAATATGCTGAGTTTTGGAAAGAAGATTAGTTATCATTAACTTTTAGCCCTTTCGTAAAACTCTTCAGCCCAATTTGGGAAACCCCTATCCTCCCAGAACTGACCAGCCCTCCTGTAGTATTCTTCTAAACTAATTCTTCTTCTCCACAACTTTTTCATAATAGTGGCAAGTTCTGTAACGTGCTCTTTTTCCATAATTTTATCTTCTTCTTTAAAGTCATCTAGTATATCCATATTATTTTATCCTTGTTCTTAAAATTTGATACTCTTCTTTCTTTTTCTTTATATATAACGACCGCTGTGATTTACTCATACTAATCCAACAGTTTGGAATAGATGAAACTCTTGTATCAAAGCTACTTGCTAGGCCGCAAAATTCTCTTTCCTCACTATCTTTTTTGCCCAACATAGGGTTATAAGTGTCAATTGTACAGAAACCGCACGTTTTTTCTATTTTACTACAAAATTCAAACATTGGTCTTAAAAAACCCCCTCTATATTCCCGTTTACGGCTATAAAAAAACTTTTGCAACATAACTATCGCCTAAAAATATTAGTAGGAACAAAGGGGCGTTAGCCCCCTTATTCCTAAACACCTATTTAAAATGGTGTTTTTTTCTTGTACTCCTCTTTGAACTGCCCAGACAAGTACCTGTCGCCCTTATCGTCTTGGTTTATCCACAGAGAAAAGTCTTTCTTCTCTCCGTTGACCATACCATTCCCGGTGTAGTCTGGTTTTTTATCACCATCTTTTTTGAACTTGTTCTTCCACATCGTGAAAGTACCTTCCTTTGGTTTGTAATCGGCCATGTATGCCTCCTATTTTTGAGATGACTTAGTTAAGGTCTTTTGGTGCCAACCAAAAAGATGCTTTATCCTTTTTATACCTCACGCCAAGCCATCTCGTTCTTTGTTCGTATTTTCTTTCTAACTGCTTTAGTCTTCTGGAAGCTGATCCATTTTTCTGAATCTGATTGCTTTTCAAAAGTCTCTTGTAGAAAGATATCAAGCCTAATAGTTTCATTTTTTTATGATTGCTCATTTGCAAATTCCTTCATTATAGATAATAGATTTAAAAAATATTCATAGTCTAAGACAATATAGGGCTTACCTCTATCTTCTCTTACTACTACGCCTTCCTCGCTCTTTTCTGGCTTTAGCCACTTAGCTATTCTAGTTCTTCTTTTACAGCCATAGTAATGTCCTTCTATTTCTATGTCTCCCTGCTCATGTTGAGCACCACCCCTATCTCTGTTAAAAGATTCTAGTCCAAAGTCCTTAGCCATCTTTACAGCTTGTCGTTGCAGTTCTGCACCACGCTGTCTCGCACGCTTACCACGCTTAATATTATTTGGATTCTTCATTTGACCCACTATTGATTACAGAGTCCTCTACTACAATATCTTCTGAATTATTCTCAGACATTGCATCGTTCTCTTTATCTAGCATTTGTTCATTGATTCTTTTCATATCCTTTAACAACATAGAATATGGGCCCCTGTAATTTCTTATACCTTCTGAGTTTAGAGCTATCTCCAAAGCGTTGATATGTACCTGTACCTCTTGCCTTGAATATTTTATAAGTGCTGTGCATGTGTATTTACTCATATAATTCACTTCCTTTTTCGATTGGCAGATAAGCATTGGTTCTAATAATGCTACCGCCATTTATTGTTTTTTGTGTTCTTGTATTTTTAACTTCAAAGTCAAACAAAAAGTTCCCATATTTATCTGTAATCTCCCAATACATTGCAATATCATCTTTAATAAGGTAAAGGAAACCAATATAAGGGACTCGTAGCATTTCTGAAAGTCGCTTACCGTCCATGATCTTATCAAATGTTATAAGCCAAGAGCCATACCTGTTTAATTCTTGTAAGCTCATGTCTCTACACTTAGACTCGAATACATTAGTTATCTTTCCAGACTTAGATATTACACCATCTACTTTAGCATCCATATTTTTGTCGGTCTCTATTATAGTACCACTACAAACTTTCATTATTTTTTTTAACATAATACGTTCATAACGTAAGGATTGTTGGCCCTTTTCTGTGAGTATATCCATTAGAATGGTACCTTTGCATCTTGTATGCGTTGGATTGTCTTAGCTATCGGGTAAATCACCTCTAACTGTTCATCGTTTATAAACCTTTTCATCGACACATCAATAAGAACTATAGCACTATCTATATCGACAAAGTGGAGGTAAGGTAATTGACTACCATTACCCCCACCTTTTCGGAGTTGCATAATAGAAAGAAATTTAGCGAAACCCCAATTCTTTCTGTGCTCATATAAAGAACCGTCCACTTTTTTGTATCGGAATATCCCATTGTCTTTAACCACACATGCCTCGTACTCTGGATGTTCCTTTACATCTATCTCGTATTCTGGCTTGAACACATCAGCTACATACCTACCAAATTTAACGTTCTCTGATATGTCCATGCTTACGATACGTGCTGTATACCTTCCGGCAGGCACGTTTCTTGTGAACTGACTTTCATCAGCAGGGTAATACGCATCTCCTATGTCAATCATATTAGAGGTGCTTCATATCTCCTATCTTGTCTAAACAAGCTTGAAGATTGTCAAGAGTAATATTTCCATTCTTTAATTGGTATAATACTTTATTCTTGTCCTTCTGTCCTAGAGTAGATACCGCTTTTTCAATAGCTTTCTTTACATACTCCTCATCACTCTCTTCTACTACCTCTCCATTGAATTTATCCTTTACTTCCTTAGCTAACTCCTTATCGGATAACCTCTTGTTCTCATCGAGTATATCCTTTATTCCATGATACCCGTGTATGATGAACTGTACCCACTTCTCCATTGTTTTCATATTATCGGAGTTTAGCTCTTGTCCTTTCTCAATGAAGGCCACTGCGACACCATGTCGTATCTTGCCTTCTGTTATCTTATCCCAATCGGGTTGTTGATCGCTCATAGATCATCTCCTTTCTCTTTTAGTCCTCCACCACAAACCTCATAATAGTTACAGTATTTAGGGTTACATTCCCATTTATATGCCGGAGCTATTCCAAGCTCGATAGGAGGATTTCCTTTTTTAAATATATCCTGCACATTATGCCAATACTCTTTGGCTTTTTGTATGTAGGATGTTCGTATTACTTTTTCTTTCATTCTTGAATTATCTTTGTTATAGTATAATAACGCAAGTTTCTTCAATTTGTTCCCAGTTTCTTCTTCATACCACCAGCCATACGTTCCTAATTGTATATTATAATTAACTGGTTGGTTAGGATCAGGGCTTCTGCCAAATAGATTCTTCCACTTCCAAGCATTACAAGTTTTGATATCGTAAAGTGCATTGTCCTCTACGACAATAACATCTAGGAAACCTCGGACATTTACATCGGGTAGTCGTATCTCACGTTCTATCATTATTTGAGAACCATTAAGACTTGCATACTCTATCAGTGCCTCTTGAATATCATTGTGAACAAGGTCTCCAAGTCTAAATAGCCTCATTGTATTTTCGTCAATTTCTTTAGGTTCAATGTCGGCAACGTGTTGAAAGTAATGCTTTCGCATACACATACCAGAGGAGGAGGCGTGAAACCATTCCTCTTTCCCCTCGTATCTTTTCTTTTGATGAAGGTCATTATTTTTCCGCAACCAATCATCATATATCTTTTGAATGTTCATTTGCATTCCTTTGGTATGTC